CAAACGCTTGGATGAGCCTGATTGCTGCTGTTCCATTGCGGTATTCCGGTGCCACCCACCATGCCAGTTCCGTGGCGATTGTGTGACTTGGCGCGTACCAGGCTGGTGACAGCACGGCAACCAAGACGCCCGAGACTGTTCCGTCGATGTCTGCGACGAACACCTTGGCATGCGCGATGAAGTGGCGGATTGTGGCGCTAATCTCGTCATCGGTAGCCGTAAGCACATCCGCATATGGGGTGAACGCCATGAACTGGCGATACATAACCACGATGGCATCATGGTCCGCTTCTGTTGCATCACGGATCATGGAAACCTCGGAGGACGGTATTGATTTCGCCATTCATTACGGGCACCTACATTGACTCATACGGGTCGTAGTCCTTCGGGCTGGTGTCGATCCGCTCGCGCACCTCTCGAGGCAGTTGCTTTGCGACCGGGTACGCGAACGTCAACGCAAGCGCATCGGCGATGTCCGGGCTTCCGCCGCCCTGTAGACGCTTCTTGATTTCGTCCTTGGACTCGAGGCATCGCTTGCCTACGGCATCGAACCAGTACGTCGGCGTTGACAGTTCGGCCTTGAGCGCCGTGTCATTTGGGATGCTGCCGCCGTTGCCTAGCCACTCCTTGACCTGCCACCACATCTCTGCGCGTCGGTTCACAAACAGGTTTGGCTGGTTCGCCTTGCCACCGAACGGAACCTCGACAATGTAGTAATCCAACTGGCGCAGGCGGTCGATGACGCCGGCACCGCCGCCAACGTCAATGAACACGGCGTCTGGGTCGCGATCATCAATGACCTGTGCGACCAAGCCGGCTAGTTGCATGTTGTCAACGCCGTGGTGGATCATTGGCTTCTCCATCCGTAGCCCCTGGCGCAACACAATCACGCTGCGGTCATCACCGAAACGGGCCGGGTCCACACCGATCACCAGCGGCGAATCCAGCACATCACCGTCGCGATAGACGATTCGCGCCGCCGCCTCGACATCTGACATGCTGATGAGCTGATCGCTGCCTGCCGCGCTGAAGTCACACAGGTACTCTCGAGCGAACGCTGTTTCGGGCATGTCGCGCTCAAGGCGCGCCACCTCGTCAGGGTCCAGCGCATCCGTATCGTGAACTGTGTATCGCGTTGCGTACCAGTCAGGAAGGCTGCTTGCGCGGTAGAACAGCTCGCTGAACAGGTTGATCCCGGCCGGCGTGCCAATGAACAGCGCCCATCCCTTGCGGTCTGAAAGTGCCGGCTGGATGATGTCGTTCCACACCTCCGGCCTGATGTTCGCTACCTCGTCAATGACCACGCCATCCAAGCGAACGCCACGCAGCGCGTCTGGGTTGTCTCCGCCAAACAGGCGGATGGTCGCCTTGTTGTGCTTGAATGTCACGGCCAGGTCTGCCTCGTTCACGTCGATAGCGCCGGCCCGCAGGAACGGATCCAACTTCTGCTTCAACCTGGCCCATGCGATTGCCTTGGCCTGCTTCAGAAACGGAGCCAGATACACATAGAAACCGAGGTCTGCCCTGCACTTGACGGCGTGATCCAGCAATTCCATGAGCGCAAGCTCGGTCTTGCCTGCACGACGGTGCAATGCCAGCACCTTGAATCTGGCCTTGGTCCTGTGGCAATCCTTCTGCCACGGTCGCGGCGCGTATGGGAACTCCACGTTCAGCCTAGTCGCGTGGGACATTGGTCACGACATTCAGGATGATGCCGCCGCCGTGATCCAACTGCGCTCTATCGCCGTACTTCTTCGGATTCCACTTGGCGAGCAGCTTCAAGCGTGTCTCAATTTGCAGCCGCCTCCATTGGACCTGCACTTGATCCATTGGCTCGAGGTCAGCCAGTCGCTGGCATTCGTCTGCGATCACGTCGTAGCCGTCCTCGCGTGCGCGTGCGATGCGTGCGGCAAATTCCGAGTCTTTGTCCATCCATTCGTACACCGTGCGCCAAGGCGTGTTCCCCGGTTGCCGGCACCATTCCCGCAGCGGCTTGCCATCCGAAAGCCATCGTATGATGCTATCGGCCTTGTCCTCTGGAACTGGCTCTGGCGGCCTTCCCCTACCCCTTCGCGCCAATTCGCTTCCAGGCGTGTGGGGTTTGTCCTCTGCGCTCGTACCGGCAGATTTTGACGACTGTATCTCGCCGGAGGTTGAACATACGGGCAAGGCGTCGGTAGCCGATTCCTTCCTCCTCGTGGAGGTATCGGATTCGCTGGACGGTTTCTTCCGGGATCGTGGCATTGTGGTGGGTAGCGCCAATGCGGAAGCCGCGCTCGTTGAGAGCGATTACTTTCGCTTCTTTGCGCGTGCGGGCAGGCTCTTGAAGCTCTTGGTTTTCTTGGCCCAGCGTGCCGCGATCTTTGGGTGCTTCGCGTACATGAACTTCTGCTGTGCCTTGGACTTGAATGGCATTACTTCCATCCCTTTCGGAGTTGTGCATAGGCAGCCTTGCTAACGGTTGACTTGGACTTTGGGCGGCTGGTGCCGGCCTTGCGCCTGCGGTTGATGTTCCCGACCAGGCTGTTCTTCGACTTCTTCGCCATCATTGCTCCCAGTAAACGGTTTCGTTGCGCTTGTAGAACTTCAAGTTCTGCTTGGTATCTGCACGGGTGAAGTGCTTGTCTGACATGAGCAGGTAGTTGTTCGGCAGTAGTGCAAACTGGCCCGACTCCAAGTTCACGAGATTCAGAGGTTTGTGTTCCTGCGGATACCTGCTGAATCCGTCAGACCAGTCGATGATGATGCCCGTATGCCTACCCTTTGCCTGCTCGTGTAGTGTAACTACGGGCATCCCTTCCAGATAGTGGGCATGGAAAGTTTCGATGTGGTCGCCCATAGCGCCCCACGGTTCGATTGTGTGTGCCGGTTCTGCGACGTGTTCCGCTGTCGTGATGAGGTGCATGGGCACCCCGCACCAATGCGCTCCGCTCTCGAGCAGGCAGTGTGCCATGAGCCTTTGTCCTGGCCGGCAGTAGACGGCGTGCCAGATGGCCCGCGTGTGGCCTTTGGGCATAGACGGCCCAAGGGCCTCGTTCGCGACGTTGACGTAGAGGTGAAACGGGAGGTTTGCGTGCCTGCCCATTATCCTCGGCTCGTCTTGCCGCTGCACTTCCACTTCGCTCGCGACAGTCGCAGTGGGCTGTTTGGATTACGGGCGGCCTTTGGGCTGCGCTGCATCTGGCCCCAGCTCCGGGCGCAGTATGCGTTACCCTTGGCAGTTCCGGGCTTGATCCTGTCGCCACCGCCCTTGGCCTTGCCGGCCTGTCCGTAACTGACCTTGTTGGTTCGTCCGGTCTTTGCGTTTCGAACGATCTTTACGAATCGCTTGCCCTTTGCTGGCGTCGGCATGTGTCCTCCTTGGACGGTTTGATTCTGCGAAACTGTAGCAGGAACATGGCCCTTCCGATGGCATCGCCTGCCGCCTGGACAGTGGCCTCGTCCAGACTCGGTACGGCAGCGTGCAAGACCTCGTGCGCGATGACGCTGGCAAGGCGCTGCTGGGGCAGGTTTCTGCGTACCCGAATCGTTGGATGCGGGCCGGGCGGATGGTCGCAGTCGCCAAGCCAATCCTTTGGCAGTTCTTTCGCCCGGACCAATTTGATCCGCCAGCGACGGCCATTGACCGTCAGCCGAGCCTCATGTCGCACGAGTCACCTCGGCGGCGAGTCGGTAGTCCTTTTGCGTACCAGCGATGTGCAGGCGCATCCAAACAGCGCCCTTGGTCTTTGGCGGGATTCCCTTTTCAATCGCCCATCCACCGAACCCGTCACCGTGTTCGTCTTTGTAGGTCCCGACGCGACAGTGAATCTGTTCGTCTAGCACGACTTCTGCTCTGCCAAGAAACTGGCGCACACGCTCACGCGCAAGAGGCACGACCCAATGGTGATGCGAGTGACCAGTCACCACGATGTCCGCATCTGGGTACAGGCTTGCGTGCCGTCGCGTGTCAAGGACGCCGTGCGTCATCATTGCACCGCCGCCGGCTCCGTGGAAGTATCGCAGTTTGAAAGAGAAGGTTCCGCCGTGCTTGGAAACGAGCCGGAACAGTACCCAGCCGCCATAGCCGCCGGAGTACACCGGGGCTGGACCAGCCGCGCTCAAACCAGCGCAAGTGCGTTCGGTCAGGTCAACCTCGTGCCGCTTGGTCACACTTGTTTCGTGGTTGCCCCTGCCGATGACCACGAACCGATCCTGCCACGGGCTGAAGAACTTCACGGCCTCGCGCACGACAGCATCAAGGTAGTCGCCGCATTGGTACTCGGACCGCATCGCAGAACGGTCTGCTCTTGGATCCCATTTCCCCTGGCAAACACAGTGGAAATCCCCACACGAAATCACGCCTCCCTTGCGCTTCACGACTTCCTTCATGTGCCGCGCTTCCATCTCCTGATCGGTGTGCGCGTTGTCGTGGTGGCGGTCGGAATCGATCAAGGCCCACCACTCAAACTGGTGCGGCGTTTCGCACAACATCGTGACGCGGTGGATGTTCCGGCTCAATTTTTCGACCGTCCATTGCGTGCCAGGCGTGATGCCCTCGCGCCAGTAGTGATCCTTCAACTCCTCGCGGATTCGCTGCTTGTCGCACTTACGCGCCATTCTTGACCTCCCACCGCTTGAGCAAAAGCTCGACTCTTGGATTCTTTGGGTCTACGAGGATGACCAACGGAAGATGCGTGAGCGCGGAATCGTCCTCAAGCAGCCCAGCATCAACCAGACCATCGAACGTGGCCTTCAGACTTGACAAGCAGTTGTCTTTATCTCGGCGTCGGCTGTCGCGTGCATACCAGTGGACCTGGCACGTCGCCTCTTTCCAGCCGCCCTTCTCGCCGACCTCGTGCATAGCAACCTGGGCGGCCGCCCACGCCTCGACTCGCGCACGCTTCGTTGCCTTCATACGAACCGCCCAGTGAACCCTTGCGTTCGCGGAAAGGGTCCGCGCCGGCAGTCCAACAGTGACGGTTAGTACATCAGGCATAAGGGCATCCTGCCAAGCCTTGAGGACTTCACGGGCACTAGCCGTCCGTGGCTGGTGGCCCGTCATGGTGCTTCCATGTTACTCATCGGTTTCTGGTTCCGGTCGGCGCATCTTCTTCGGTATCGGTTCAACTGCTGCGAACACTTGGGCAGCCAGCCGTAAACCATACAACGCCTCGTCAAGATCGGCCGCCGTTGGGTAGTGCTTCAGGCAGCTCCTGGCAGAATCTCGGATCGGCTTCGGCAGTCCGGGTGTGCGCTTTGGATCGCACAGGGATTGCATGAACGTCCGCGTTCGTGCGATGGCTGCGAATCGCTCGCGTGGGAGGGTCATATTTCAAACCTATTCATTGCTGCCCAAACTACGCCCACCGCATATGCCGACCACTTGGACCTGTCTGCCGGCAGGGCCTCGCCACCAAGCGACCCCACATCTCGAGCGTGGTTGACGGCCTTCCGAACCTCGTCAGCAGGTGCCGCCTCAATTTCCCGACGCATCGCGATCCGCTGCTGCTCGACCTCGAATGGGTTGTATCCCTCTTGGTCGGCCTTTGCCCGGATCGCGGCCTTGCGCTGGTTGCGCTTGATTTCGCCAGCAAGTTCCTCGGCGGTGCAATGGGTACGCGCTAGTGTCGACCGCATGGTCTTGCATGCCTGCACGATTTCCTCGTGCGAGAACTCGGAAAGTACTTGGGATGCTTGTTCGTGCCGGCTGCTCGTAGGTGATGCCCACTTGCTTCCAGCAAAGTATTCCTGGATGACGGCTGCTGTTTCAGTTCGCATCACAATTACCTTTCGATCACATCTCCGACCCTGGCAAAGAAGTGCCGTTGCGATGGAGGCTGCTTGTCGATGAGTTCGTTCAGGCAGTCCCATCCGTTGGCTGCGGCAACCATCGACGCCTGCGA